ATAGAAAGTTTAGACGAGTATATCGCGTCGGTGTTCGGAGTTGGGAAAGACGAAGTGTTGCGTAATTAAGATATGGAGAATTATAAATGCATTGTATGCGGAGGAGAGTTTGAAACACTCCTTAAGCTGCACAACCACATTAAGAAAGTAGAAAACTTCTGCCAGAAAGATTATTATGAACACTTTATGCCTAAGTATGATTTATTCGACAAATCTCAAATAGAATATAAAAATTATACAGATTATTTCTCGCGCCGATTTACAGATAAGAGAACTGAATTTGCTTATTTAATGGCATTTAATTTTAACCCAGAATCTCAAGCTATTCTTTTGGAACAAATAAAAGATTGCTCTTATAAATCGTATGGGAGGTTTCCCACTTACTGTGAGTGGAGGTCTTCAAAAAATATGCGCTACGACCATATGGTTAAGTCTAAAATCTTTGATAGGTTTTTATCCCTGTGCAAGAGTTTAACTTTTAAGTTTGATTACACCTCCCCCTTACCGGAAATTATTAGAAAAGAGTGTATAATTCTAACGGATACTCGCGAACAAAAGCCTTTGTTTGATGGGGAAAAGACTTCGATTAATGTTGGTGACTACACTCTATCGCAAAAAAATTATAACGGGGTTCATATCGACCGAAAATCAACAAATGACTTTATCGGGACATTTACGGCTGGATACGAAAGATTTAAGAGAGAGTGTGAAAAAGCAAAAGCCCTTGATGTTTCCTTGGTTGTTTTAGTGGAGTCCTCTTTCTCTGAATGTTTTAATTATAAACCTTTAAGCCATACTCGTCAAAAGGTTACGGGGGAGAATGCGTTTAACGGTATGAGAAGAATTACTAGGGCTTTTCCCAATGTCCAGTTCTTATTTGTAAAGGATCGGAACGAGGCTAAAGAATATGTCTCTTTAATATTAAATAACAAAGATATAGTAAAAAAATTCGATCTACAGTTTAGATACGAAACGGGGGAATTTAAATAATATGGCTTGGGAAGAAGGATTTCATTGTAAAAAAGAACATCAATTGGTAGATACCAATAAAAATTTAGCATTAATAGAGGGGGATATCTCCACCCGTGATGCTCAAGTAGCTTTTGCCAAGTATTGCTATGCAAATCCTAGCTTTACCGTTCAACTGCTTATGGGAATGGATATTTATCCGTTTCAAGACGTTATGTTAAGGACAATGATGCAAAAAGATTATTTCTTGGGCATCTGTGGTCGTGGGCTTGGAAAATCAACTATCGCCGCAGTATTTATTGTTCTTTATGCAATCTTTAACCCGGGCGTAACAATCGGAATTACAAGCTCTACTTTCCGTCAAGCTAGATCTATTTTTGAAAAGATTGAATCTATAATTAATCTTCCCAAAGGAAAACATTTAAAACAATGCCTAACTGGTCCTGTTGGACATAGAAGCGATGCTTGGGAAATGAAATTTGGAGCATCAAAAATTGTGGCCATCCCTCTTTCGGGGGATAAAATTCGTGGTTATCGTTTTAACCTTCTTGTTATTGACGAACTTTTGCTTCTTTCAGAAAAGGTTATTAATGAGGTTCTTCTTCCTTTCATGGCTATCCAGATTGATCCTCGCGAAAGGCAAAAAACGAGAGACGCTGAAGATAGACTAATAGCTAAAGGAATAATGAAAGAGGAGGATAGGACAATCTTTCCGAACAACAAGCTAATTGGTCTTACTTCTGCAAGTTATGAATTTGAATATTTGTACGAGATGTTCAAAAACTATAAAAGACTTATTTATGATGAAAGCGCGGAGAACGTTTCTCACGCTATAATGCAACTAAGTTGCGATATGGCCCCCGCTGGTCTATATGATATTAATACTGTCGAACAAGCTCGCAGAAACTATTCTAAAGCTCAGTTTGATAGGGAGTATATGGCCCGATTTACAGGGGATAGTTCTGGATTCTATTCTGCTAGAAAACTTCACGAAGTAAGTTTAATTCGCGGACAGACTCCAACCATTAAAATTAAAGGAGACTCGTCAAAGAATTATTTATTGTCTATTGACCCCAACTATGACTCTTCGGAGGGTTCTGACCACTTTGCCATGTGTCTTCTTGAAGTAGACGAACCTAATGAGCTTGGGTTTATGGTTCATGGGTATGCCGTAGCCTCCTGTTCCTTCCAAGAAAGAATGGATTATATCAGGTATCTTTTTGAACATTTTAATATAATCTATGTTATTATTGATAAGGGCGGCGGGACTAAATTTATTAAAGATATTAATGATTTATCTATCCTTCCCTTTACTTTAGATTTTTTTGAAGCTGAATTTGAGACTTTTGACGAAGAAGAGCTTTTTAATGCTCGTAAATCCTACGATAGCGGAAATTCTAAAAGCAAGAAAATCGTTCATTGCCAGTATTTCAGTTCTCAATGGATAAGAATGGCCAACGAAACTCTTTCTGGAGATATTGATAATAAAAGACTTTGGTTCGCCTCTCCTAGGGAGGCTGAAGGTTTAAATTTTGAAGGAATAAATATCAACAAGCTAAAGTTTACAGAATTAGAAAGTTACGGATCTAGTAAAGATGACTTAGAAACGAAAAGGATAGATTTCGTAGACCGTCAGTCAGATTTAATTAAATTAACCAAAACCCAATGCTCTCTAATTGAAGTTTCAACTACAGCTAATGGTGGGCAAACCTTTGACCTCCCTTCTAACCTTAAAAAACAAACGGGACCGCAAAAAACAAGAAAAGACTCTTATTCTACTTTAGTTTTAGCTAACTGGGGTCTTAGGTGCTTTTTAGCGATATTAAAAACTCCTGTTAAGAAAAAATCTTCATTTAAACCCGTTTTTATCGCCTAATAGGTGTAATATAAGACATGAGCGAAGAAATTAAGAAAACTAGAGCAAAAAAGACCCCTGTAGAAAAAAAGAAAAGTTTTACTACCCCTCTGATGGTTGCAGATGCTTCTCGTTACGGAGAAGCTACTTCTAGATCAAGAGGCAGATCCTCCGTTTCTAATATTTCTTCCGATATTAGTGGACTCCTTTCAAACATAAGCTCTGGGGTTAGTCCGTTCAATTATCAAAATGGAGATGTTAATGTTAGGGATTCTATTATGCTTTGTCAAAAAGCATACTGGAACGTTTCTATCTTTAAGTCCACTATTGATATTATGACGGAGTTTACCAATGCTCCGATTCATTTTAGAGGAAAAAACAAGGCTTCTGTTAAATTTTTTGAAAGCTGGTACAAAAAAATTCATGGGTGGAGCGTTGGGGACCAATTCTTTAGAGAATTATTTAGAAGTAGCAATGTCTTCCAGCTTAAGGTTCTTGGAGAATTAAAGGATTTCAAAAGTAAACCCGGGGCTAAGATTCCGCTTCGCTATATTATGCTTAATCCCGCCGATATTAGTTGCGAGTCTACCGCTAGTTACTTGGGAGGAAAGTATCATAAAATTCTAAATGACTTTGAGCTTTCCACATTAAAGGAGTCCAAGACTGCGGCGAATATGGAATTACTTAAAAATCTTCCCGCAGAAGTACAAAAAGCAATTAAAGAGGGAATATCCGCATCTATGCCTCTTTCGCCCGATGAGGTTATTGTATCTTTCTTTAAGAAGCAGGATTATGAACCTATGGCCGTGCCAATGTGTTTCCCAGTTCTCTACGATATTAATTTAAAGCTAGAGTTTAAAAAGGCGGAACAGCTTATTGCCCGCGCCTGCGAGTATATGATTCTTCTTATTACTTGCGGAGATAAGGATAATGGAGTTGATGATGAACTTGTTAGCTCTATCAATGCTCTATTCCAAACGGAAAGTGTCGGGCGCGTATTGGTTTCTGATTATACAACTAAAATGGAGTTTGTAATGCCTGATCTTCAAAAGATTTTGGGTCCAGAGAAATATACGGCTGTTAATGCTGATATATCTAATGGATTAATGAATATCTTTTTCGGGGAGCAAAAATATGCAGATTCGATGCTAAAGGTTAAGGTCTTCTTAGAAAGACTTAAGGAGGCCCGCAATACATATTTAAATTCTTTCTTGATTCCAGAAATGGATGAAATTAGTAGGATTCTTGGGTTTAGAGAAACCCCTACTCCCGTTTTCGAGGAGGTTGACCTTAAAGATGAAGTGGAATATATGAAGCTTTATAATAGACTTGCAGAAATCGGCCTTCTTACGGCAGACGAAGTTTTTGAGGCTTATGATACCCATATTCTTCCTCAACCTTATGATAATCTAACCTCTCAGGAAGACTTCAAAAGCAAAAAGAAGAGTGGTTTGTATGAACCTATTATGGGTAAGAAAACTGAACCTGTCGGAAAGCCAAAAGGGCAACCTCAAAAGCAAAAGAAAAAGACCGTTACTCCTGTTGGTCGCGGTAGCGTTGAGGAAAGCCCCAACGTA